CTGGGCATGCCGATCAAGCGCTGTGATGCGCTTCTCAACACTGAGGCCCGCGTCGTTTAACGGCGCGGTTTCTCTGTAACTCATCGAGGAGAACGACCATGTTGCTTGATGCAAAACTTCTGCTGTCGAATCAGCAGGCAATCACCGCCACCGCCGCATCGACTGATGTTATTGACCGTGGCGACACCAAAGACGTTGGCAAGGCTGGCGACATTCCGTTGCTGGTCCAGGTCACCGAATCATTCAACAACCTGACCAGCCTGAGCATTGCGATCCAGACTGACAGCGCGTCGAACTTCGGCACTGCCAAGACGCTGGCGACCGTCACCGTTCCGCTGGCTGATCTGGTTGCCGGCTATCAGATCCCGGTCATCACTCTGCCGAAGGATGTGAAGCGCTACGTCCGCCTGAACTACACCGTCACCGGTACCGCGCCGACCACTGGCAAGGTTACCGCCGGCATCGTCGCGGGAGTCCAGACCAATGGTTAAGGATTACCGCGTGTTGGAGCGGTCGTTTATCAACGGCCGGCTCTACGAGCCCGGCGCGATCGTGGCGCTGCACATTGACAGCCCAGGCTCGAACCTCAAGCCGGTTAAAGCGCAGGAGCCGCAGAAAGCTCAGGACGAGCCGAGCACGGACGCTGGCGCCGTAAAGGCGTTTCACGTTGGCGGTGGCCGCTATGGCATCAAGGATGGTGCCGGGGAGCGAGTCGGTGAGTTCACCGGTTCGCAAGCGGAGGCGGAGGCCGAAGCTGCACGGATGAATGGGGCTCAGGACGAGCCGACCCCGGGCGATCTGCCGGACGCTTGATCACCCACCCTGAACCGGCCCCTTCGGGGGCCGTTCTTTTTAAGGATTACCCATGGCCAGTGTCATCCAGATTTGCAACCTTGCGCTGTCGCGTATTGGTCAGAGCGAGCAGATCCAGTCGCTGACCGAGCAGACCAAGGGTGCACAGCTGTGTGCTTTGCATTACGCAGACTGCCGTGACGAACTGCTGCGCAACTTCGACTGGCCGTTCGCTGAGGCCCGCGTCAATCTGGCCGACATTGGTTCACCGCCCACCAATTGGGCCTACCGCTATCAGCTGCCGACTGACTGCCTGAAAGTGCGTTACATCACCATTCCTGGCGTTGCGAACCCGGTTGCAGATCAGCGCATCCCGTATCGCCTGATTCACACCAGCACCGGCCGCGGCATCATCACCAATCAGGCTGAGGCCGAATTGGTCTACACCGTGAAGGTGGAAGACACGACCCTTTTCGATCCGCTATTCGTGTCCGCGCTCGCTTGGCGACTCGGCGCTGAGCTGGCTATGGGCCTGACTGCGCGCCCGGAAGGCTACCAGAATGCCTATCAGCAGCACCTGTTCGTGCTGGGTCAGGCGCAAGCTGTCGCCCTTTCTGAGCAACAGCAGCTGGTGCCGCAAGACTCCGAATTCGTGTCGGTGCGCTACTGATGCCTAGCATGATTCAGCCTTCGTTCGCCTCTGGCGAACTGGCCCCGTCCCTTTATGCCCGCGTTGACCTGGCCCGTTATCAAACCGGCCTGCGCCTGTGCCGCAATTTCATCGTTATGCCGTATGGCGGCATCAAAAACCGTCCGGGTACTGTGTTCATCAGCAGTACCAAGGGCAACGGCGCGTCCCGACTGATCCCGTTTGAGTTCAACGACCAGCAGACCTACGTGCTCGAGTTCAGCCATTTGTGCGTTCGGGTCTACCAGAACGGCGGCATTGTGCTCTATGAGTCTGGGCCAAACGTCGGTCAGCCGTTCGAACTGGTCACGCCCTACACCGAGGCGGAACTGTTCGAGCTCAACTACACCCAGAGCGCGGACGTGATGACGCTGGTGCACCCAGCCCATCCACCGGCGCAGCTGTCGCGCCTTGCGAACGATGACTGGACCCTGGCCGACATCAGCTTTGTTCCGTCAATCGTTGCTCCAACCAACCTGGCGGCTACCGTACTGACGGGCGGCAGCGGCGCCACTACCCCATACCGCTACGTCGTCACATCCGTATCGGACGACGAGGTGCCAGAAGAAAGCCTTCCGACCGCATCGGTCTCGATCAACAGTTACGACAACAAGCCCGGGGCAAACCTGACCTGGGATGCAGAAGCTGGGGCCGATTACTACAACGTCTACAAGGACAACAACGGTTCCGGCATCTTCGGCTTTATCGGTCGCGCCGATGGGGTGACGTTCACCGATAACAACATCGCGCCAACCAAGACCGACACGCCACCCAACGGGAACAACCCGTTTGAATCGGCAGGCAACTATCCCGGCGCCGTTGGCTACTACCAGCAGCGCCTGTGCTTTGCCGGTAGCGACAACAGCCCGCAAACCATGTGGATGAGCAAGACCGGCAACTTCAACAACTTCGGGTACGCAACGCCGATCAAGGATGACGACTCGATCACCCTGACCATTGCGTCGCGTCAGGTGCACCGGTTCCGCCATCTGGTGCAGCTGCAGGAATTGCTGGGTCTTACCACTGGCGGCGAATGGGTGTTCGCTGGCGCTGATACCGGACTGACCCCGAAGACCGTTCAGGCCAAGGTTCAGAGCTATAACGGTTCCTCTCGCATTCCGCCGATCATCGTCAACAACTCTGCGATCTATGTTCAGGGGCGTAACTCCGTTGTGTCGTCTCTGGCCTACACCTTCGAGTCTGATGGCTTCTCTGGGGAAGACCTGACCAAGTTCAGCCCCCACTTTTTCCGCGGTCACCAGCTGGTCGACTGGACGTTTCAGCAGGTGCCTGACCGCCTGGTATGGGCGGCCCGCGAAGACGGCGTACTGCTGTGCATGACATTTCTACCAGAGGAACAGCTGATTGCCTGGCACCAGCATATTACAGACGGCGCCGTTGAATCGGTGTGCTCGATCGCTGAGGGCGATGAGGATGCGCTGTATCTGGTCATCAAGCGCGAGGTGAACGGCAGCACCGTTCGCTACGTTGAGCGGATGGCGTCACGCCAGGTCAGCAACTCAATCGATGGCTACTTCGTTGATTGCGGTCTGACCTATGACGGGCGCAACACTGAGCCGACGCACCAACTGAAGCTGACTGGCGGCGTTGAGTGGAAGTACCCAGAGCAACTGACGCTTGAGGCTATCGGCCATTCATCGCTTACAGGCGCCCTGGTTGGTCGGACGATCAGCCTGTCCGTTGGTAGCGACATGGTGCGCGTTGAGGTCGTATCGGTCGAATCTGGTACGTCGGCGACGGTCAAGTTGACCGAGATCTGCCCGGACTCGCTGCGTGACGTTGCCGTTGCAGATTGGGCGCTGATGGCGACAACGCTGTCAGGCCTTGCCCATCTGGAAGGCAAAACGCTGTCGATCCTCACCGATGGCGATGTTCATCCGCAGCAGGTCGTCAGCTCTGGTGCCATTGCCCTGCAATACCCGGCCGCTGTCGTTCATGCGGGCCTGCCCTACGTGGCTCAGGCTGAAACGCTGGAGATCGATTGGGCTGATCGCGAATCGTCGACCAAGCTGGATGTCCGCAAGGTCGTGCCGAGCCTGTCTGTCATTCTCGAATCAAGCCGCAACTTCTGGGCTGGACGCGATGCCGATCACCTGTACGAGCAGAAGCCGCCGTATCGCGAGTTTTACAACCAGCCGCTGGCGCTACAGACCGGATCGAGTCAGATCAAGATTTCGACGACGTGGGACGAAGCGGGGCGCATCTTCATTCAACAGGCCGATCCGCTGCCGCTGACCGTACTGGCCGTTATTCCCGAGGTGGTGACCGGTGGCAAGGGCTGAGGTTCTGCCGCTTCGCGCGGAAGACATCGCCGCCATCGAGCCACTGGTGCGCCAGGCCGACCGCGACGAGATCACCGAGGCGCTCGGTATTCCGATGCTGCAGGCGCTGCACGACGGCCTGCGCAACAGCGCCAAGGCCAGCCGCATCGTCGTTGACGGCAAGGTAGTAGCGGTGTTTGGCGATGCCATCTACAGCCTGCTTGGTGGCGTTGGCATCCCGTGGCTGATCAGCACGACCCATGTTGAGCGGTACCCGCGGGCGTTTCTTGCTGTCTGCCGGCCAGAGGTCGCTGAAATGCTCCAGCGCCACGCCGAACTGGTCAATTTCGTTGATGTACGCAACATCGTAGCCATTCGCTGGCTGCGCTGGCTTGGGTTCGAGTTTTGCGAGCCTGAGCCATACGGGCCCAAGGGCATGATGTTTCACAGATTCTGGATGCGGAGAGCGCCATGTGCGTGAGTGACGTTTTCAATGCCGTAAACAGCTACCAGCAGGGCAAGTACCTGGACGAGGTGGCCAAGGTAAACGCGGGCATTTCCAATCAGGCCGCCAAGGATGCGGTCGCCCGCGGTTCGCAGGAAGCGGATCAGCAGCGCATCTACACGCAGCAGGTCATTGGCTCGCAGCGCACCGGCTTCGCTGGCAACGGGATCGACGTAAACACCGGCACGGCAGGCCAGATCCAGAACGACACCGCCGCGCTTGGTGAGCTGGACGCCCTGACCATAATCAACAACGCTGCCCGCGAGGCCTATGGCTACAAGGTGCAGGCGATGGATCAGCGACAACAGGGCAGGCTGGCGCGCTGGCAAGGCAATATGGCGGCCACCGGCTCGATTCTTGGCGGGGTAGAGAAGGCTGTCACGTTTGGAATGTCTGGCGGGTTTGGCGGTGGCTCTGGTGGCGTGAACATGCAGGGGCAGTCAAAGCCGCTCTATAACAATCCCGCATTTGTGAGGAACATGTGATGGCACGGGTTCCTGACTATAACAACCCGCAGGTACGCCAGCAGCCAATCGGTGCCCCTGGCTTCAGCATGCGCGCGCCTGATGCGTCGGGGCTGGTGCGCGGCATCGAGCAGGTTGAGCGCGGCTTTATGGAGCACGTCGAGCAGGAGCGCGAGAAAGCAGACACCGCTGCGCTGATGAATGCTGATCGCCAGCTGACCGAGTGGCAGAACAGTGCGATGTTTGACCCTGAAAACGGGGTTTATGCCAAGAAAGGGGCTAACGCCCTGGGCATTACCGCGCCAACGCTGGAGGCGTTCGAGCAGGAGCAGCAGCGCATCGGCGCCGGGCTCGGCAACGACCAGCAACGCGCCAGGTTCGAGCAGATCGTCATTAACCGCCGCAACTCGTTCAATGCCGATCTGAACCGGTACGAATACCGCGAGCGTCAGTCGTTCTACGACGACACCGAGAAGGGTCAACTGCAGACCCAGGTGGAGACGGCTGCGCTCTACTACAACGACCCCGAGAAGATCAGTTACTTGATCGGCAAGACCAATGCCATCAATCAGGCGCGCGCGGCGCGTCTTGGACTATCCCCGGATGCAGCTGGAGCTGAGTCGCTTGGCAGTACCAGCGCCATCATGGCGGCAGCTGTCGGCCGCATGGTCAACGACAACCCCTATCAGGCCCGCGACTACTTCAACCAGAACCGAGGCCTGGCGAACGCCGATACCCAAGCCCGCATCGACAACTTGATCGATCGTGAGATTCGCTCCCGCGAGATCGAGGCGCGTCAGATGCAGGCCATTGCAAGGGCTGAACTGTCGTCGCGCACTCAGGATGCAAAGGCGGCGTACATGCAAGGGCTGGACTTCGATAACCCGCCAACACGCGATGACTTCATTCGTGCCTATGGCGCAGAGGGCGACGAGCTCTATGACCAGGAAATAGGTACCCCGCAGGCAATGGCACCTGACATTCGGGCTATCTATACCGCATCGCCAGAAGAGCAGATGCAGATGATCGAGAAGTACAACCCTGCTCCCGATGGCGTTGCTTCCGATGGCTACCAGTTCGATGCGCGCCTACAAGGCACCATCATTCAGGCCGTCACCGCGGCTCAGCGCGAGAGGCAGGACGATCCAGCAGCCTATGCTGCCAAGTACAGCCCGCTGTTGCAGCGCGCTGCCGAAGGTCTTGATTCTGGCGACCCTGCTGCCACCGAAGCCTATGCCGCCGCCATGCTTGGCGAACAGGCGCGGATGGGTGTTGAGCAGCCGCGACTGCTGACAAAGGGGCAGGCAAGCGCCATTGTGCGCCAGTTCGCAGTCACGTCCGATGGCGGTAGCAATGCCGCCGAGCTGATCGAGCAGCTGCAGGCGCAGTGGGGCAAGCACTGGCCGTCGATTTACCAGCAGTTGCAGCCAGACCTTCCAGGCGCTGCCTTGGTAATTGGCACCGGTGTCGAAGGAGCGACGGCGGCAACGCTCGCGCGAATTGCGCCGCTGAGCACAACAGAGTTGAAGCAGGGGCTGGCATCCACCGATGTCACCGATGCGAGGGTGTCACTGCAGGACGCGATGGTCGATTTCCGTAACACCATGGCGCAGCAGGTCGGCGGAGAGCGGACCTTTGCCACCATGTACGGCGAGGCAGAGCGCCTGACCTATGCCTACATGGCGCAAGGTAGCAGCGCCAAGGATGCCGCCGAAAAGGCCTATAGCGCGCTGGTTGGTGACCGGTACACCGTCAAGGAAACATGGCGCGCGCCCATTCAGTACGACGCAGACTTGATCGAGCGCGGGGCTGATGCTGCCTTGGCGGCCGTGACGCCGGATGACCTGGCGTTTACCGCTCCCGCTGGCGTTGACGCTGAGTTCGTCCGCGAGCAAGTTGCGTCTGCCATCGAGGATGCGTATTGGGTGACCATGCCCGACGAGAGCGGTCTGGCTATCTATCTCAACGGCGAGGCGCTACTGGGCAAGGATGGCCAGCCAATAACCCGCAGCTGGGACGAGCTGATTGGCGTTGGCGCTGATTCGCCTTCGGCCTGGGAGCGCTTCAATGAGGGGCGGCGACGGATGAATGAGGCCGGCCAAGCGACCGGGAGAGCTGCTCAGTGACCATATACACCGATGGTCTGATCGTTCGCCCTGACCGCAACGTGCTTGATGATGTGGTTACTGGCCAGCTGGATGCTGCCCAGGCCGCGTTTGGGCAGGCTTGGTTTGAGAACCCGACGTCCGCCATTCGCCGTATCAATGAGTACAACCGTGCAGAACTTGGCCCGGTTGTCACGCCCGCATACCCGGCTTACGGCATTGAAGAGCGCAGAGCGGAGCCAGAAAGCCCGATGCTCAGCGCGGAAGAGGCCCGCAGCCGCATCAAAGATGCTGGTGTTGAGCTGTCGGTTGATGACGATGGAGTGCGGTCTGGCGTCCTTGATCTGCTCATCGAGCGCAAGCAAGCCGAGCTAAAACGCCAGATGGTGCTCGATAACGCGCCGGCATCAACGATGCCAGTTCAGATTGCGGCATCCTTTGCTGCGTCGGCGCTTGATCCTGTGAATATTGGTTCTGCGTTCATTCCCATCTATGGCGAGGCGCGCTACAGCGCCCTGATGGCCAGGGCAACGACCAGTGCGGCACGCTTTGCTGCGCGAGCAAGGGTCGGCGCGATTCAAGGGGCGGCAGGTGCGGCGCTTGTTGAGCCGTTAACGCTCTATGCAAGCGCACAGGATCAGGCCGATTACGGCATGGCAGACAGCCTGACCAACATCGCCTTTGGTGGCGTGCTTGGCGGCGGCCTGCACAGCGTTGGCGGGCTGGTGTCCGATATGCGCCGCAAGTCATTGGCTGATGCGGTGCGCCAAGCGGCAGACGCAGAAGCAGTAGCACCAGCCCAACAGGTAGCAGAGGTGCCGGCTACTGCTCGGTTTGACGCTGCGCTGCGTGAT